ATGGACAACTTGTAACTATTAAAGGTTTTGACGAATATCTGCAATATCGTGGGACTCAAGCTTGGGAAAAAGAAATGGTGAAAAGCAAGAAAATGAGGTCAGTCGGATGAACCTACTAACAAGAATTAAAAACTACTTTTCGGAAGAGGTCGAAGAAACCAATCTGGACTGGAGAGTGGTCGCTTTGGATCTCAATCAATCACTGATTGAATCACAAGAAAAACTTCAAGAAGCAAATCAGCGTGTTGCTGATCTTGAAAACATTGTGGCAATCTATAAAGAAAAGGAAAACTCAAAATGATGGAATACATTTACCTGGTAACAATCGTCGGAATCGGGCTCTGGTCTCTAGTAAATACGCTGGATGACCACGCTGAAATGAAGCAGAAAGAGCGTCAGCTGATAGCAAGTAATATTGCACGCATGAACCTGAGAAGTTCAGATAAGCAATTTACGTATGATGTAGAACCGCCTGTAGGGTTAGTTAAGGAGTAGAAGATGGTAACAATCAATAAACTAGAAATCGAAAACGTCAAGCGCGTGAAGGCGGTCAAATTAGAGCCGTCAGAAACTGGCTTAACAATCGTGGGTGGAAATAACAACCAAGGTAAGACAAGCGTGCTGGACGCGATTGCTTGGGCGCTAGGAGGCAATAAGTACAAGCCTAGCAAAGCACAACGAGAAGGCAGTACAATCCCGCCTAGCTTAAAAATCACGCTATCAAACGGTTTGATTGTGGAGCGTAGCGGAAAGAACAGCACACTCAAAGTCATTGACCCAAGCGGTAATAAAGCAGGACAAAACTTGCTGGATAGCTTCGTGGAAGAGCTAGCTATCAATTTGCCAAAATTCATGGAGCAGACTAGCAAAGAAAAAGCTAAGACTCTTCTACAGATTATCGGAGTTGGTCCACAGTTGGCTGAACTGGAAATGCAGGAAAAAGCCAAGTACGACGAGCGCCATGCAATCGGTGTGATTGCTGACCAAAAAGAAAAGTTCGCTAAAGAACAGCCGTACTATCCAGATGCGCCAAAAGAGTTAATCTCTATCGCTGAACTTATCCAGCAACAACAAGCTATCCTTGCCAAGAATGGCGAGAATGCTCGTAAGCGCCAGAACTTGGTAGTTATCCAAAATCAACACGATTCGGCAGCTGCAGAGGTTGAACGATTGGAGCAATTGCTGGCCGATGCCAAAGAAAAAGAGAGTCAGTTAGCTCAAGACATGGCTATCGCGAATACCGATGCGATGGACCTTCTAGATGAATCTACTGAAGAAATCGAAAAGAACATCGCAGAGATTGACGAAATCAATCGTAAAGTACGTGCTAATCTGGACAAGGATAAAGCAGAAGAAGATGCCAAGGGTTATCGTGAACAGTACAAGGAACTTGATAATGTGATTGATGATATCCGTAAGCAGAAGACGGATCTGCTCACAAACGCAGACTTACCATTGCCGGGCTTATCCGTGGATGATGGCGAATTGCTCTATCTTGGCCAGCGCTGGGATAACATGTCTGGTAGTCAGCAACTACAGGTAGCGACTGCAATCGTGCGTAAATTGAAACCAGAATGTGGATTCGTACTAATTGATAAGCTGGAGCAAATGGACCAGTTGACTCTACAAGAATTTGGTTCATGGCTTGAGCGGGAAGGATTGCAAGCAATCGCGACACGAGTATCAACGGGAGATGAGTGTAGCATCCTGATTGAAGACGGGTATAGCGTTTCACCTGTAAAATTTGCAAACGCCGCCCAACAAGGACACGCTGAAACAGTCGCACCAACTTGGCAAGGAGGATTTTAAAACATGCAAATCACTAGAGGAAAACGGGCGCGAGCTCAAAAAGTAGTTATCTATGGTCCTGAAGGAATTGGCAAGTCTACGTTTGCTGCTGAATTTCCAAATGCTGTCTTCATTGATACGGAAGGCTCGACAGATAACATGGATGTAGCTCGATTAGACAAACCGACCAGCTGGACCATGCTCATCAATGAGATTGCCTTCGTTAAAGCCAACCCGACCGAATGTGGCACATTGGTCATTGACACCATCGACTGGGCAGAAGCCTTGGCAGTAGCCGATGTCTGTGCTCAGCATGGTAAAAAAGGAATTGAAGACTTTGGCTGGGGTAAGGGCTACACTTATGTCCAAGAAGAAATGGGACGATTCTTGAATAGTCTTTCTGACTTGGTCGATATGGGAATTAACGTGGTATTGACTGCACACGCTCAGATTAAAAAATTTGAGCAACCGGACGAGATGGGTTCTTATGATCGGTACGAGCTGAAGCTTGGTCAAAAGACAGGATCTAAAACCGCACCGCTTGTAAAAGAGTGGGCAGACATGGTTCTATTTGCCAATTACAAGACCTTAGTCATGACGACTGATAATGGCAAGAAGAAGGCGCAGGGCGGTGAGCGTGTGATGTATACCAATCATCGACCAGCTTGGGATGCTAAGAATCGACATGGGTTACCAGATGAACTGCCGTTCCATTATGCAGGGATTGCTCATATCTTTGTGAACCAACAAGTACCTACGCCACAACCTCAAACAGTCGCTCCAGAACCTCAGCAAACAGCACAACAAGCCCCTGAGCAAGTTCAAGAAGAACTACCTCTCGATATGTCACAGGTTGCTAAACAACCTCAAAATGAAGCCCCTAGCACGCCACCGACACCATCTGAGCAATATCATGCAAGCTTGCCAAAGAGTTTGACGGACCTCATGTCTCAGGAAAACGTGACAGAAGAAGAGCTTCAAAAAGTCGCTTACATTCGTGGGCACTTCCCACTAGGGACGCCTATTGAAAACTTCCCGCCTGATTATTGGGATATGATTGTGGCGCATTGGCAGGCTACTATGGAAGTTATTCAAAACCAAGTGCGAGCAGATCCTGAACTACCCTTCTAGATGTAGATTCTGGGAATTAGAAATCATAGCAAAATATAACAAGGAGTATCTATGAAAGATAAAACTATTAAAATCGATTTGTCAAAAATCGCAAATACAGCCTTACAAGAAAAGGTTGACAAAGAACTTGAAAAAGTCCTTGAGAATATTCTGGATCTCAATACAGAAGCTAAAGCGACTCGCAAAGTTACTATCACACTAACGATGTCAACAGATGATGAGCGTACAGTCGTTAAGACAGGCATGGAAGTCAAATCTACCCTAGCACCGCAGAAAGGTGTTGCAACAACTGTCATTGTCGGTCGTGACGACACTGGTAAAATTCACGCAAATGAGCTCAAGAGCGGCATACCTGGTCAGACTTACTTTGATGACAACGGAGATATGCGGACCGATACTGGCGATCTCATCGAAAAAGTGGAACAACAGGAAAAATCTAAAATCATTGATTACAATCAAAAGAAAGCAGGTAACTAACCATGACAGAAAATATTAAAGATGCATTATCATACGCAGTCGAACTAGCTGGCAAAGAAAACAAAATCATTCGTTCAGAAACTGGGAAGGAATATTTTGATAGCAATGAATATGACTTACAGGAACTTAACCCTCGTAAGTACGCACCTATTCTGGAACTTCAGACACTCAAAAGTCTAGTTGACTATCTCAAATCAGATAACGATTTCATCAGTGATCGTAAACTTGTAGTTGTCGTGGACAGTTTCCAAAAAGTATCTGTATATGATCAAGTTGATTTTGAAAATGGCAAACGTCCTCAGCTCGTATCTGTAAAAGCAACCGTTCCAGTTATTCCTTTTAGCAATTGGCGCGACCAGGAAGAATTCAATATTATGCTGCAGTCTATGTTTATCGATGATGCAGACCGTAATTTGGTTTTGGATTTTGCTAGCCATTTGAAAATCGAAAAAGGTGCAGAAGTACAGGACAATGGCATCAGCCAAATGGCTACGGTTCGCGATGGTGTAGCAAGCTTAGCACAAGCTAAGACTCCAAATCCAGTAACCTTGCGACCATATCGTACTTTCAATGAAGTAGAGCAGCCTGCTAGTCAATTCGTCTTCCGCATCAACAAATCGGCGAATCTTGCGCTCTTTGAAGCAGATGGGGGTAAATGGAAATTAGAAGCCGTCGAAAGCATCGCAAATTATTAAAAAAATGAACTTGCTAGCAACAAAAAAATTACTATTTTAGCTTAAAGGAGAAATCAACATGACACAACAATACAACAACTTTGATCACGAAATTGGTTGGGAAGATACGATCGAAAAAGACTCGGATTTCGTCCTCTTGCCTGACGGCTTGTACTATTTTACAGTCGTTGGCATGGAACGTACACGCCACACACCAAATCCGCAAAATCCCGGCAAATTGCCAGCTTGTAACAAGGCTATTGTCAGCCTCAAAATCGTGGCAAACGAAGGTGAAACAGAACTGCGCCACAATCTATTCTTACACACCTCGACTGAAGGAATGTTATCTGCTTTCTTTGCGGCCATCGGCCAAAAGAAAAAAGGCGAACCACTTCGCATGAACTGGAATACCATCATCGGTGCAACTGGAGTATGTAAAATCGGAACCCGACAGTACAATAACAACAATTACAATGAAGTCAAATCCATGCTCTACCCTGAAGACGTGGACTATACAAAAGTGTTAAATCAACAACCACAAGGACAAGCTACACAAGCAAGCTACCAGCAACCACAGCAGCCGAATTTTGCGCAACAACCACAAGGACAAGCTGGATACCAAGCTGGACAATTCTAGGAGGTAAGGGATGCAATTAAGACCTTATCAACAGGAAGCACGGGAGGCTGTTCAAGCTGAATGGGCTAAAGGTCGCAAGCGCACGCTCTTAGTATTGCCAACAGGATGCGGAAAGACGATTGTATTTTCCAAAATCATTGAAGACCAAGTGAAAGAGGGCAAGCGCGTGCTTGTCCTTGCTCATAGGTCCGAATTATTAGAGCAGGCTAGCGATAAGCTCAAGACTGCGACAGGGCTCGGCACAGCCTTAGAGAAAGCAGAAAACACTTCTATTGGTTCATGGTATCGAGTTGTGGTAGGCTCGGTTCAGACCATGCAGAGAGAAAAGCGACTTAGTCAATTTCCTCCCGATTGGTTCGATACGATTGTAGTTGACGAAGCGCATCATGCTATCTCAGATGGCTACCAGCGTGTCCTTGGCTATTTTGAACAGTCGAATGTATTAGGAGTGACTGCCACACCAGACCGTGGAGACATGAAGAACCTCGGCTCTTACTTTGACAGCTTAGCTTATGAATATTCGCTAGTCCAAGCTATTCAAGAAGGATACTTATCGAAAATCAAAGCTTTGACAATTCCGCTCAGCTTGGATTTAACAAACGTCAGCATGTCAGCGGGCGATTTCAAGGCGAGCGATGTCGGGACGGCGCTAGATCCTTATCTGGAGCAGATAGCCGATGAAATGGTCAAGCAATGTGCAGACCGCAAGACAGTCGTATTCTTGCCTTTGGTAAAGACCTCGCAGAAGTTTCGCGATATCCTAAACGCAAAGGGTTTTCGAGCCGCTGAAGTCAATGGAGAGTCCAAGGATCGTGCGGAGGTTTTAGAAGACTTCGAGAATGACCGCTACAACGTTCTTTGTAACTCTATGCTCTTGACTGAAGGCTGGGATTGCCCATCAGTAGATTGCGTAGTTGTGCTAAGACCTACCAAGGTGCGGGCGCTCTATTCTCAGATGGTAGGGCGTGGTACACGCTTGCATCCAGGAAAAGAAGAACTGCTCTTGCTAGACTTCCTCTGGCATACGGAACGCCATGAGCTATGCCGGCCAGCTCACTTGATATGTGAGACTCCAGAAGTCGCTCAGAAAATGGTTGAGAACATGGAAGAGCAGACAGGCGTCATGCTTGACCTTGAAGATATGGAAGTGAAGGCAACAGAAGACGTAGTCGCTCAACGTGAAGAAGCATTGGCCAAACAATTGGAAGAAATGCGTAAGCGTAAACGCAAGCTAGTGGATCCGTTGCAATTTGAAATGTCTATCCACGCTGAGGATTTGTCGAACTACGTGCCTAATTTTGGATGGGAGATGGCACCTGCTAGTGATAAGCAAATTAAAGCTCTTGAGAAATACGGTATACTTCCTGACGAAATCGGTAACGCTGGAAAGGCTGCTTTATATTTGGATAGATTGCACAAGAGACAAGCAGAAGGCCTGACCACACCAAAGCAGATTCGATTCTTGGAAGGTCGTGGCTTCAAAGATGTCGGCATGTGGCAATTTGATCATGCCAGGAATATGATTGATCGCATTGCTGCCAATGGTTGGCGATTACCAGCAGGCGTGCGACCAGCTGAATATGTACCGAGGTGATGTATGAAATATGAATTATTTAACGATCATTTTGAAAATGCTAAACGATACAATATTCCAAGAGCGCAATTGATTATTGCTGATATACCTTACAATTTGGGAAACAACGCTTATGCCTCTGACCCTAGATGGTATAAAGACGGTGATAACAGAAATGGTGAAAGCAAGCTGGCTGGTAAGTCATTCTTTGATACAGATAATGATTTTAAAATCAATAATTTCTTTGATTTTTGTAGTCGGTTATTGAAGAAAGAACCAAAGGAAAAGGGGAAAGCGCCTGCCATGATAGTCTTTCATGCCTGGCAACAGCGAGACATGATTATAGAATGTGGCAAAAGGCATGGTTTTAATAAAGCTTATCCGCTCTATTTTACAAAAAAGTCAAGTCCGCAAGTACTAAAGGCCAACATGAAAATTGTTGGTGCGGTTGAAGAAGCAACGGTATTATATCGTGACAAACTCCCTAAATTTAACAATGGTGGGGCTATGATACTCAATCACGCCCCGTGGGAAAAAGATAGCTCTTACCCCGTTATCCACCCTACACAAAAACCGATACCAGTTTTGAAACGATTGATTGAAATTTTTACAGATGAGGGTGATGTTGTCATTGATCCCGTAGCAGGTTCTGGTTCAACTTTAAGGGCTGCTATTGAGATGAATAGGTCAGCCTATGGATTTGAAATCAAGAAAGATTTTTATAAGGCTGCACAGGAGAAAATGCTCTCATCCTTTCAAATTAGTTTATTTTAAAAAAAGGAGAAAACAGTGGCAGAGAATGATTTTAATTTGTTGCCGTTGCTGGATTACATCAATCCTGCCACGGTAGACTACCAGACATGGGTGAATGTGGGTATGGCCTTGAAACACGAAGGCTACACGGCATCTGACTGGGATAACTGGTCACAAAATGATAGTCGATACAAGAAATTCGAGTGTTTCAAGAAATGGGATACCTTCAACGAGGAAGCAGGAACTATCGTAACAGGTGCCACGATTACCCAGCTCGCTAAAGAAAACGGTTGGGTATCACAATCCGGCTATGACAGCGAGAATGCGCATGAGTTAGGCTGGACCGATACAATAGATCGTGATTATCGTGTCATTGATAAAGACTGGATTGAAGGAAAAGAGATTCATGAGCCGACAATTTGGAATCCGGTTCAGGAGATTATCAAATACCTTGAAACACTTTTTGAAGCTGGCGAAAATGTAGGTTATGTGACCAAATGCTACCAAAAAACTGACGCTGAAACTGGCGAGATTGTCAAATGGCTACCAACTAAGGGAGCTTACGACCGCACAGCTGGGGAATTGATTCAACTCTTACAAGAATGTAATGGAGATATTGGAGCTGTCCTTGGTGACTATCACGAAGAAGCTGGCGCATGGATCCGATTCAATCCAATGGATGGGAAAGGTGCTAAGAATGAAAACGTGACAGATTTTCGCTATGCTTTGGTAGAATCCGACAGTATGCCAATTGACAAGCAGAACGCCATTTATAAAGAGTTGGAGTTGCCGATTGCAGCCTTAGTTCACAGCGGGAATAAGTCGCTACATGCTATCGTCAAAGTAGATGCCAAGAATTACGAAGAGTATCGTAATCGTGTTGATTATCTTTATAAAATTTGTCAGAAGAATGGAATCATAGTTGATACTCAAAATAAAAATCCAAGCAGACTTTCGCGTATGCCGGGTTTTATCCGAAATGGCCAGAAGCAATTCTTAGTAGATACCAACATTGGTAAGGCCGATTGGGACGAATGGTATCAGTACATTGAAGACTTGAACGATGATCTGCCTGATCCTGAAGGATTGGCCGACAGTTGGGATAACTTGCCAGAGTTAGCTCCTGAGTTGATAAAAGGCGTCCTTCGTCAAGGCCACAAGATGCTGATTGCTGGTCCGTCCAAGGCTGGTAAGTCATTCGCTTTGATTGAGATGTCGATAGCGATTGCAGAGGGCAAGAAGTGGCTAGGCTGGGATTGTACGCAAGGGCGTGTCCTCTATGTCAATCTGGAATTAGACCGACCATCCGCCCTGCATCGCTTCCGTGATGTCTATCAGGCTATGGGGTTGGCACCGCAGAATATCCAAAACATCGATATCTGGAATCTTCGTGGAAAGACTGTACCGATGGACAAGCTAGCGCCCAAACTCATTCGTCGAGCTTTGAAAAAGAATTATATCGCAGTCATCATCGACCCGATTTATAAAGTTCTGACTGGTGACGAAAACAGCGCAGACCAGATGGCACATTTTACGAATCAATTTGATAAAGTGGCCACAGAGTTAGGTTCTAGCGTTATCTACTGCCATCATCATTCTAAAGGTTCGCAAGGCGGCAAGAAGTCCATGGACCGCGCTAGCGGTTCGGGTGTATTCGCTCGAGATCCTGATGCGCTTATTGACCTAGTTGAGCTGGAAGTGTCAGAGGAATTACTTACTCAGAGACTGAATCAGGCAGCGTGCGAAGTATACAAACAGGCTTTGCAAGAGCGAAACAATGCCTACTATCAGCAGAATGTAGGCTTAGATGACCTCTTGAGCCCTGCGCAAATGCGGACGCACTTCGAGAAAGGTATTCCTGATGTCATGGCTCGGGCGCCGTACACAGACAAACTCGAAGAAGTCCGTAACAAGATCCAGATAGCGACCGCATGGCGTGTCGAGGGCACGCTCCGAGAGTTTGCCAAGTTCAAGCCAGTCAACATGTGGTTCAGCTATCCAGTACACGCGCTGGATGAAACGGGTGTGCTGGCGGATATCCAATTTGACGATGATAAACCGGGGTGGATGAAAGCTAAAGAAACTCGCAAAAAGAACGCAAAGGAAGACAAAAAGCAAAAACTGATAGAGTTTGACGAAGCAATCGAAAACGCGAACTTCGGCGAACCACCCTCAAAAGAAGATGTAGCTGAGTATTTAGGAGTGTCTATAAAAACAGTTACTCGCAGATTGAATTCATCTAAAAAATATTGGTTCGACAAGAACTCAAATTCGATAAAAGAAAAAGGACAAGACCATAAAAACGTGGTCGTGTCCGAATAAGACAGCACCATAATTTTATGGTTGTGTCTTTGTCTCAAAAAGGACAGACAAGACCATAAAAACGTGGTCGTGTCCGAATAAGACAGCACCATAATTTTATGGTTGTGTCTTTGTCTCAAAAAGGACAGACAAGACCATAAAAACGTGGTCGTGTCTTGGACAGACAACTATATATTATATATATAGATAATGTCCTGTCGTCCATCATGTCCATACCTGTATAGACAGGGTTGCTAAAAACGCACCCTGTCATATACAAGGTCCATGGACTAAAAGCGAAATTTAAAAAAGAAAAGGAGTACATTTATAAAAATGTCTATTGAATTCTTTTTACCTATGCAAAAAATTCCGACTACGACTCACCAGCAAAAAAAGGTAAACGTGAGATTTGGTAAGCCAATCTTTTATGAGCCAGAGGATCTGAAAAATGCCAGGGCGAAATTTGAGAGCTTGCTTGCCCAGCATGTGCCTCCTGATAAATTTAAAGGAGCAATTCGACTGACGGTCAAGTGGTGCTTTCCTCGTATCAAGAAAAGCTACGACGGCCAGTACAAGACCACGAAGCCAGATACAGATAATTTGCAGAAGTTACTCAAGGATTGCATGACAAAACTTGGCTACTGGCAAGATGATGCACAAGTGGCCAGCGAGATTGTCGAAAAGTTCTGGGCAGACACAGTCGGGATCTATATCAAGATTGAGGAATTGCCATGAAAATCAATTACATCGATTTCTTCAGCATAGTCATTCCGGAATGGATGGCGCGCAGCAATCAGAAAAGTCAAGAGGTAGGTTTTGGTTCAGATGCTTATTGGCTATGGGCTGTGTCGTCGATCGGAGAAATTTGCAAGCAATACAATGATGATGAGCTGGTGACGGAGCAGTTCAGTCTGCTCTTCAACTGGCTAGAAAAACAAGCAGGAGGAGATAAAAGAAAATGAATAAAGATCTAATTGAAACACCACGCTTTAACTTTTTTATAGGGGATGAAGTTTTCTTGAAAGGGAAAATAGTCGGTTTTGATGTGGATGAGAACAAGTGCGTTGAAAATGTTGTTAGATTGGAATAAGGGCAAACTCTCAATGTACCCAACAATGATATTTATATTACAGACGATATCGTCGATAAATCCAAAATTAAAGTCACAATACCGCAGTCTGTAGCGGATTGGATTAGAAAATGTAAAACATTTAAGTCTTTTGCTGTAAGTTTATCTTTTGCATTGCAGCCCAGTGTATGGGAAGCAAATGGGTTATCTGACGAGTCCATCGAATGGTTGGCAAATGCAGAAAATCAAGAAATATTCGCTCGAGCGTGGCTTGACGGCTACGATATTCAGGAAACAAAGTATGTAATTACAGATGGGAATCATTTGTATTTTAAAAAATGTCAAGAAGATATTGAAATTGTCATACTAGTAGATGACCAAGTTGGTACGATGGAGTATGTCAAGAAATTCGATACAAAGGAAGAAGCCCAAGAGATCGCAAATATCCTTGGATGGAAAGTTCAGGAGGTAGATTGATGGCAAAGATAGTATTAAAAAATCCTTACTTTGAAGAAGAAATCAAGGTAAAAGAAAATTGCAAGCGTATAGCTGACATGTTAAATTGGATGGAAACAGGTAATTTAAATTATTTGACATTACAACAGATTGAGCCTACTGAAACTATCATCACGATAAATCCCAAAAACTTTGCAAAAATTGAATTTTACGAGGAGGATAAATGACGATAAATATTAAACAACGACTAAAGGCCTTGCAGTACATTGATATCAAAGCGAAGTCGAAGCATCAGGAAATTATCAGCTTGAAGTCGGGTATTTTACGAGGGCAGCAGTTTAACAATATGCCAAAGTCAGAAAACTCGTCTAATCGCTCCGAGGAATTGAATGTGCTGATTATTGACAAATCAGAACAACTGTATCAGGAAATCCAAGAACTTTATCAGGAACGGGATGAGCTGGTGCAAGTGATTGAGTCATTGGATGACCCTGTGGAAAATATTATCATGCGCTTGTTGTACATTGATGGATTGTCATGGAGTCAAATTCAGGCTCAGTTACGTTGCGGGCGCGGAACGATTCATCGGGCTAGAGAGAGCGCTTTGAAAAAAATTTCTAAAAAATGGAACTAATGGAACTCTTTGGAACTTTTAAAGTGATATTATGGTATTGTCAGCAAGTACGGTAAAGCGGACTGATGACTCCTTTAATGTTTAACGGTATCAGGGCGGGGAAGCTGGTGATTTCCTCTTTATATTATTTAGTTCAACCCCTGGTACCGTTATTTAGATTTTTAGTGTAGTGGTAACACAACAGACTCCAAATCTGTTATCGCGGGTTCGATTCCTGCAAAGTCTGTGAGAGGTCTTGCATTAAGTCACACAATCGTGTGGCTTTTTGTTTTGTGGAGGAAATGATGAAAATTGAATTGTTGGCTATAGATAAAATCAAAAAGTACGAGAATAATGCTAAGTTGCACCCTCGTGAACAGATTGAACAGATCAAGAAGTCTATCCTAGAGTTTGGGAATAATGACCCGATAGCAGTTGATGAACACAACGTTATCATCGAAGGACACGGACGCTTTGCCGCTTTAAAAGAACTGGGCTATGATGAAGTTGAAATTATTCGATTGTCTCACATGACTGACGAGCAGAAGAAAGCGTACATTTTGGCTCACAATAAGTTGACGATGAATTCAGGCTTTGATATGGAAATTTTAGAGTTAGAACTCGAAGATATCACAAATATCAATATGGAAGATTTTGGTTTTGATTTTGAAGATATTGAAGAAATAGAAGAAGCTGTCGAAGAGGTAGAGCAAGATGAATATGACGAGGAATTACGAGAAACAAACATTAAACCAGGCGATATTTTTAAGCTAGGGGAGCATAGACTATCTTGCGGAGATAGCACAGATGCTACGCATATTCAGAAGTTACTAGATGGTGTCAAGGTCGACACAGTCTATACAGATCCGCCTTACGGCATGAAAAAGGAAAAGGATGGGGTGCAAAATGATAATTTGAATTATGATGACTTATTAGAGTTCAACAAGAAATGGGTCCCTATCACGTTTGATGCTATGGGAGAAGTCGGGAGCTGGTATTGTTGGGGGATAGACGAGCCACTCATGGACCTATACAGCAATATCTTACGTCCGATGAAAGAGGCACAGGAAATCACCTTCCGAAACCTTCTGACTTGGGACAAAGGAAATGGTCAAGGTCAAATGTCGAAACATGTTAGAATGTACCCAACAGCAGATGAAAAGTGTCTTTTTGTCATGAAAGGCGTCCAAGGTTTCAACACGAACTCGAATAATTACTTTAAAGGTTACGAGGCGATCAGGAAGCCACTATCAGAGGCCGCTGAGCGCGTAGGATTGACATCAAAGAAATTGAAAGAGATAACAGGAGTCGGGATGTACTCACATTGGTTCACAAAGTCCCAATGGCAACTCATACCGTTGGAACAATTCCAGAAGATAGCAGACTATTATGGAAATGAATGGGATTTAGACTATGATCGTATCAAACAGGACTACGATCGTATCAAACAGGACTACTACGCGACCTGCGCTTTCTTTGACGCGACACATGCAAATTTCAATAATGTATTACATTTTAGTAGAACGAGCGGTGGTGAGAAAGAGAGCGCAGGCGGACATGCAACTCCCAAACCACTCGCGCTAGTAGCGCTTATGCTCAAGTCATCGACTCGGAAAGGCGACGTTGTTTTGGATGTTTTTGGAGGAAGCGGTTCAACTCTTATCGCTTGCGAGAGGCTAGGACGAACGTGTTATATCAATGAATTAGAACCCAAATACGTCGATTTGATTATCAGACGTTGGGAAAAAGAGACAGGAAGAGAAGCTGTTAAATTGAATTGATTGTATTTTTTTGAAAAGGAAGTGAGGCGATGGTTAATGAGCAAAACTTGATAAAAAATTCAGAACGAACTCCGAGCGAACGCCGAGAAAATGCAAAAAAAGCGGGAGTAGCTTCAGGCAAAGCTCGAAGAAAAAAAGCGAACTTGAAAAAAGCTTTTGAGACAATCCTGCAAGCAGATGTAGCAAGTCCAAACGTTAAGAAACAACTTGAGAAATTGGGGTTTGATACGACCAATGAAATGGCCCTGGCTATGGTTATGATGCAGAAGGCTATGAAAGGGAATGTCCGAGCTTTTGAACAAATCAGCAAGTTGACTACAACAGATGCTAAGGATAGCCTTGATAAGAAAGAGCAGAAAGAGCGTATTAAAGCTTTGCAGATTAGAAATAAACGTGACGAAAGAACACTCGATAGTGATATAGCCAATAAACGAGTGATCGAAATCAAGGTAGGTGATTGGGATGCTGACGAAGACTAGACCGAAACTAAGTATTCAAATTTCATTCCCTTTTCCTAGCAGGGTATTCAATAAGCATATCTATGACAAGCTGACAGACTATTCAACCTTTACTGAGGTCCATTATGGCGGAGCCTCTTCTGGCAAGAGCCACGGAGTTATTCAAAAGGTGGTCTTTAAGGCTTGTCAGGATTGGAAATTCCCTCGCAAGGTTCTTTTTTTGCGAAAAGTCGGAGCTACAGTTCACGATTCAATCTTCGAGGACGTGAAACAGTGCTTAGATTCATGGAGCTTACTTGACAAGTGCAAGGTCAACAATTCGGCTTATCGTATTGAGCTACCAAATGGAGCACAGTTCATTTTCAAAGGACTGGACAACCCTGAGAAAATCAAATCAATCAAGGGTGTGTCTGATGTGGTCATGGAAGAGGCTTCTGAGTTCACATTAGATGATTACACGCAGCTGACTTTGCGTTTGCGGGATAAGAAACACTTGAACAAGCAAATATTTTTGATGTTTAACCCGGTATCTAAAGTAAACTGGACTTATAACGCATTCTTTGTAAAGAAGCCAAAAAACACGGTTGTTTATCATACGTCATACAAGGATAATCGTTTTTTAGATCAAGTAACAATCGAGAATATCGAAGAGCTGGCCAATCGCAACGAAGCCTATTACAAGATTTACGCTCTGGGTGAGTTCGCAACACTCGATAAGTTGGTTTTCCCAAAGTATGAAAAAAGGTTGTTGAACAAAGACGAGCTGGCGCATCTGCCGACTTATTTTGGTCTTGACTACGGCTTTATCAATGACCCGTCAGCTTTGATGCACATCAGAATTGATGATGCAAACAGGAAGCTTTATGCAGTCGAGGAATTTGTAAGAAAAGGATTGACGAATGACAAAATCGCAGAAAGTATCAAGGCCCTTGGGTATGCTAAAGAGCAAATCAGAGCCGATTCAGCAGAAAAGAAATCGAACCAGGAATTGCGAAACCTTGGCATTCCTCGGGTTATTGATGTGCAGAAAGGTCCTGGATCAGTTATGCAAGGAATACAGTATCTCTTACAGTACGACTGGATAGTTGATGAACGATGTGTAAAGCTGATTGAAGAACTGGAAAACTACACTTGGAAGAAAGACAAGAAGACAAATGAGTACATCAATGAGCCGGTAGATAGCTACAATCACTGCATCGATGCTATTAGGTATGCTCTGCAAGACAGGATTTTACAAAGCAAATCGACACAAGACCGCATGAAGAATGCGTCTTATTATTTTAGGAGGTAAAATTGGAAGTTAAATTTTTAAGCGGTACACGTTTTGACAGTAGATCAAACGAGCACTTTATGATGATGCTTGAGGACTTTGAAGCCATCGAATACGGTTCTGACAATTGGATCGAGCAGTTAAAACGCTATGTGAATCGTCACAAAGCAGAGCAACAGCCGCGATTAAAAGAGCTGAAACGTTACTACAAAGGTGATAACAATATCAAGTATCGACCTGCTAAAACAGACGAAACCGCGGCAGATAATCGCATTTCCAGTGACTTTGCGAAGTACATTACTATTTTTGAACAAGGTTACATGCTAGGGAATCCGGTTGAATACAAAAATGAAAATAAAACCATTCTTAAACATATCAAGGACTTTTCAGCTAAAAACAACGAGAAAAAACATAACTCCTCCATCAAGAAAGATTTGTGTGTTTATGGCCGCGCTTACGAACTTTTGACTGTAACGAATCGAGATGGCAAGGCTTGGGTCAAGCTGTACAAGTTAAAACCAGAACAGACTTTTGTCATCTATGATGATACATACGAGCAAAACTCGCTCATGGCCGTGAACTACTACGATGTTGATTACGGAGATAGCAAGCGTAAGACAATTATCAAAGTCTATACTGCAGATCATATTTACAGTTATGAGTGGAAACCCACAGATAGCGATAAAATGGCTCTCAAGGACGAGCAAGAACATTACTTTAAAGCAGTTCCAGTTAACGAGTACAGCAATAACGAGGACCGTTTAGGTTCTTATGAGTCGGTTTTGGACAACATCGATGCTTACGACTTATCACAGTCTGAGCTTGCAAACTTCCAGCAAAATAGCAACGATGCTATCTTGATGATTAAAGGTAATCCATACACAGGAGCGGAAGAGAATGACTTTTTGGAAGACGGGCGAATCAATCCAAACGGTCGGCTGTATGTGTCACAAGCTTATAAGAAAGCGCAAGTCCTCATATTGGACGACAATCCAAATCCAGGCGGAGCTAACCCAGACGCTAGTTACTTGATTAAGCAGTACGATAGTGACGGAGCAGAGGCATACAAGAAACGCTTAGTCAATGATATCTTACGCTTCACATTTACGCCAGACACGCTCGATAACAACTTCGCTGGCACGCAATCAGGCGAGTCGATGAAATACAAGCTCATGACTAGCGATAATTACAGAGAGCAACAAGAAGACCTGTTTGAAGCCGGTCTTATGCGTCGCTTGCGTTTAGCGGTCAACATCTGGTCAATCCAAGGCAACGAAAACACAGCTTACGAGCTCATCAATGAGACCTCTGTAGTCTTTAGTCCGAACGTTCCGCAAAATGAAAAAGAAATCGTTGAGATGATTAAGTCATTATACGGTATTGTCAGCGATCAGACTATTTTTGAATTGTTGAACCAAGTTACGGGAGTAGATGCTGCAGATGAGGTGGAACGTTTGAAAGAGCAAGAAGCTTTAGAACAGCCAGAACCGCGACTAGATCCAGTAAACGAGGTGGTCGATGATGAACAAGAAATCGAATCTAAACCATCTTGATTACTGGTCAGAACGCTCAGATGAAATTTTTCGTTATCTAGATCGGAAAGATATTGATTTCTTCGCTGAATTGAACAAGGTCTATCAAGAGCAAGCTAACGAAATGCAAAAAGCTTTTTATGATTTTGTTAGCAAGTATTCTGAGAACGGCTCAATGGGCTATCAGGAGGCACTACAACGATTGAAAGGCACCGACCTGTCAGATTATCGGGCAAATGCCAAAAAGTATCGTGAGCAGGCCGAGAAAGACCCAGAATTGCTTAAAAGGTTGAATGAGCAGTACACGACTGCACGCGCTACAAGGCTAGAGTCATTACAACTTGATATGCTTTTTCGTGCAGGTATAGCGAGAGGGCTCATTGCTGATAAATTTGAAAGCTATCTGCAGAAAATGGCTCTCATGGGCTATAAAAAGGCCATGAGTGGTCGGACTGGTACAATCAACGAACCAGCATTAAAAGAGTTAGTGAAAACTCCGTTTAACGGCTATAACTACAGTCAGCAATTGTGGGGTAATACAGACAACCTTGTCAAAGATTTAAAAAAGGTTCTGAAGACTGGTTTTGTTCGTGGGGATCATCCCCGTACTATGGCGCGTGATTTGGCGCAGAAGTATAAAGCGGCCAACAGTCGAGCTGAAACGCTCATTCGGACAGATGGAACGATGATTGTCAATCGTTCCGCTATCCAACGTTACAAGGATGCGGGGTTGAAATACTATCGTATTTTGGTTCATTTGGACAATCGGACAACTGAAATCTGTAAGAAAATCCATGCAGAAAATAAGCGATATCTGATTGATGAAATGCAAGCTGGAGTAAACGCTCCGCCTTTCCATTTTAACTGTCGGTCTGGTGTGATACCGGATGAAGAAGAAATAGAAAGTGGGAGTGCTAGAATAGACAAGAGTGCAGACGAATTCGAGCACTTAGCTAGAAATAAAGATCCAAATAAGCGCAAACCAATAAATATCGTGCGCCAAAATATGATAACAAAGAATTTCAGACAAAGAGGTGGCATAATTTACCAAAATAAAGATAGTGATGAGTATTTGAAGAAAATAGGTGCTGCTGCTTTAAATTATGATGATAAAACAATCGTATTACAGACGAAACCAACCATATCAGAAGTTTTAGAAGAGCTGTATCACGCAGAGCAACATCGCAAAGGAGAAATAGATCCCAATGATCCTGTTAGCAAAATAAAGGCTGAGATAGAGGCTCAAAAGTATTTACTTTCGGTAGAAAAGAGGTATAATATACCTAGAAGTGAAAGTGAACAAACAAAGAAGAATTTGAAGTATTGGAAGGAGGAGTTGAAAAAATATGAAGATTAAACATATTTTACAGTTGCCTTTCGGGACGTCTATCAATTTAGATGAAAATGTCCCGGAATCCGGAGTAGTAGGCAAGTTTTTGACTGTTGATTTTAAAAATCGCTATAAAGTCGTAGGAGCTCCGACAAATATCTTTTCAGAAATCTTAATTTCAAAAGCAGAAACGTTAAAGGAAGGTCAAGAAGTCTATTTTATATAAAAGAAGTGCTTAGATAATAATCTAGGTGCTTTTTTCGTGTTCAGAAAGGAGTAAAAACATGTTTATTTGGGATTTGGTATCAATCGCTTTCGGGTGGTTGGTATTTTTGTTGTTAATCTTTATTATTCTGGCCGTGATCGGCGGAATAATTGAAGGTGTAAAGAAAGGATTGAAAAAATGAAATACAGAAAGAAACCAGTAGTCATCGAGGCGGTTCAACTTAATGAACGTTGTTTGATTGAAGAAGATTGGTTTTGGGACGCAGTGACAAGGAATGAGATTATCGTTCACGATAATGGTAAGTGGAATAAGAATCCCGCATGGTGTGAGATTAAAACACTTGAGGGGGTCATGATCGCAAAAACAGGCGATTATATCATCAAAGGTGTCCAAGGAGAATTTTATCCATGCAAGCCGGATATTTTTACAGAAACATACGAAAAAAACGGAGGAATAAAAATGTTAGAAAAAGCAAAACAATTGGCATCACAAGAATTTTCGCGCCTATCAGGCCGTGAAATCAAAGCAGAAGACTGCTTTGTGGTTTGGTTTAGCAAGACCCTACAAAATTGGAAAGCTCTTGTTAGTACGAACGCAATTACATCAAGCGAACCTTGTGGAGATTATGCAGAAATCACGCATAACGGAGACAAGAAAGAGACTTATGTGGATGTTTACGCCAAGGTTTCAAATCGTGCTATTAAAGATTAGGAGGTGATCCCACATCTTGACTGGCAGGAATAGACTGCTATAAATTACTGTAAATCACTATAAACCGTATGGAATCCCCGTGCGGTTTTTATATTGTCCAAACTGTACCGATGACAATAAAAGCTGTACTGTTTCGCCGCCGGGCGTAAAACGAGATTATCGAGTGGCGACGTAATCGCTGGAGGACAATTATGTCAGAAGAAATCAACGGAACTGTATCAACTGAATCAACTGAGACTGTCGACACTCAGAGCGAGACAGTAGGAACAGAATCAAATGCAGGTAGCGAGAAGCACGAGCGTACATTCACCCGCGCAGAAATCGGAAAAATATTAGCAGCTGAACGTTCAAAATGGGAAGCTGAACAAGCAACGGCGCTTGAGCAAGCTAAAAGCGAAGGTGAACGCCTGGCTAAACTGACTAAGGACGAACGCGCCAGAGAAGAAGAAGCGAAACGAATCGCTGAATTGGAAAAGCGTGAGCAGGATATAGCTGAACGTGAGATGAAACTAGCGACACAATCGCTCTTGGCAGATGAAGGTTTGCCACAAGAGTTTTTGGATCATGTGCTAGCTCCGACTGCTGAAGAAGTAAAAGCTAAAATCACAGCTTTGCGAACTGTATTTGATAGCGAAGTTGAAAAGCGCGTAAATGAACGACTAGTTCAAAGCGCGCCTCGTCGTGGTACCACAACAGGAATCACGAAAGAGCAAATTATGGCAATTGAAGACACTGACAAACGTCAGGCTGCGATTGCTGAAAATATTAATCTTTTTAGAAAGGGCTAGAACATGGCTGAACAAAAATTAACTACTATGGCTAACTTGGGCGAAATCAAGTCTATTGATTTTGTTAACAAGTTTTCCAAAAATATCAACGATTTGCTAACTCTTCTGGGTGTTAGCCGTCGTCAAAAACTAACAAGCGACCTCAAAATCCAAACTTACAAATGGACTGCTGACGTAAACGCGACAAACCCAGGTGAAGGTGAAGACATTCCACTTTCTCAAATGGTACGTACTAAAGTTGAAGCTTATGAAGTGGCGTGGTTCAAAAAACGTCGTTCTGTCTCCGCCGAAGCAATTGCTCGTCATGGAGCATCTGTTGCTATCACTGAAGCCGATACACGTTTGATGCGTGAAATCCAAAATGGAATCAAAGAACAATTCTTCACATTCTTGAAAGCTAACCCGACAAAGAACAAGGGGAAAGGCTTGCAAGGTGCGCTTGCTCAAGCATGGGCAAAAATTGCAACTTTTAACGAATTCGAAGGATCTCCGATCGTCACTTTCGTGAATCCGACTGATGCTGCTGAATACCTTGGAAACGCTGGTGTAGGCGCTGACGCTTCGAACGTCTTCGGCATGACTTTGCTCAAGAATTTCTTGGGTATGCAAAATGTCATCGTTATGAACGGTGTACCAGAAGGCAAGATTTATACAACAGCGATTGAAAACCTTGTATTTGCTAACTTGAATGTTTCTTCTGGCGACCTTGGCGGATTGTTTGCAGACTTTACAGATGAAACTGGTTTGATTGCAGTTGCTCGCGACCGTGCTTTGAAAAACCTCACTTACGAATCTGTATTCTTCGGTGCTAATGTACTTTTTGCGGAAATCCCTCAAGGTGTCGTAGAAACGACTATCGAAAAACCTGCAGCAGTCCCTGGAGGGTAATCGATGGCAGCGGTTGATACAAATGAGATTTTAAAAGAAATCAAATTATTAAAAGGGGTAAGCGATACTGCGCAGGATGACTTGCTGAATTTGACCATCAAAGAGAGCATAGAGCGCATCCTTGCCTTTATCAATCGCTACTCTGAAACATCAATTACGGAAATTCCAAACAGCGCAGCCTATATCGTTCGTGATGTGGCAGTAAAACGATTTAACAAGCTTAATTCTGAGGGTGCTAAAGCTGATAGCGAAGAAGGACGAGCGTTTACGTGGGAAGATAGCTATCTATCTGAAGACGATAAACAGACTCTTATTTCTTTAGCTAGCAAGCGAAAAGCTCGAGGAATTGCTCGTTTTATCTAGGAGGTGATTCTATGATTTATAACCAAAGAGTTATTTTAATCAAAGAAACTGAGCCTGAGGATGAACTTTTTGGAGACACAACTCAAAACGAAATTGGCCCTTTACCATGCCAGGAAAGTTCTCTGACAAATGCAGAACAGATCGGTATTTTTGGAAAGTACAACCTGGATAGCTTCAAGCTACACCTTCAAGGAGTTCACGTTGGTTTCTCAGAGGTTATCTATAAAGGTAGACGTCGAAGCATCCAAGGGAAGAAGCATCACAAAAATAGTACGGTGATTTATCTATGAGCTTAACTTATCGTGTGAAGGGATTGGATAAATTTTTGCGCGAGACGCAGAGAAAAGGACGACAAGCCCCTATTGCTGTCGATAGAGAATTGAATCGTTCCAGTCTACGTGTTGAGCGTTTGGCTAAATTGTACGCTCCTTGGGATACAGGTTGGCTGAGTGAAAGCATATACTCGATGCAAGAAGAAATACTTGGTTATCAAGTCATTTCACCTGTTTTTTATTCGATATATGTCGAGTTGGGGACACGAAAAATGGCCGAACAACCTTTCATGGAGCCAGCGATGAGAGAGGAATATCCAAAATTGATGAATAATCTTAACAAAATGTTTAGGAAGTAGGTGACGATGAATTCTCCAACAACCAAACTATTAAACAGATTAAGAAGTAAATTGGAACCCTTGAATGTTCCAATCCATTTCAAGCTACCTGATGCGTCCGTAGCCGAGCCTTTTTTGGTGATTGGAGGAATTACATCTGATACATCAAAAACAGCGCAGACGGGGCTGATAATCGAAGATAGCACGGTTCAGATTGATATTTATTTACCTGGTAACAAAAATCGAGCGTATGCAGAAAATATCAAATCTCAAGCTATCCGGCTATTAGGTCGCAACACAAGAACTACTTCAACTATATTGATGGATAACTCAATCGGTCGCGAGGTCTATCATGTCGTTATCAAGACGACCGAAACAATATTATAAACAAGGAGGTCCTAGCTAAATGGATAAAAAAGGACAAGTGAAAATTACAACTGCAAAACCAATCGTTGGTAAGAAGGTGTTCTACTTCATCCAATCGATTCATGCTGAAAAAGGCGAGGGAGCATTGCTTCCTGCTTACCGTACAGACGGAAACACAAAGCTTGGTGGCGAGTATCAAGATGAGCAAACACAACAAGGTCGTTTGCTTGAAAAATCAAGCGATGAGCACTCAATTGATTTGACTCAATACTTTGCTCCAATGGATCCGTCAATTAACGTCGTCTTAGATGCACAAGCTAAGGGTGAGTCAATCAAGATTTGGCGCGTCATTGTTGACGAGAGTGTCAAAACTCAAATTGGCGAAGATCCAAATAAAAAAGATGCTTACCCTGCTAAGTTTGGCTATGCTAAAATCACTGATGATGTCGAATTCAATGATGGAGTAGAAGAGTTTGTTGAGCTTTCATACACAGCTGGAATTGTTGGCCGTTTACAAGACGGGAAATTCCCACTATCTGCTGAGGAATTGGCTGTGTTGAACAACATCTACGCTTACCAAAATCCAGGCGAAACAACAGGCGACTACGATAACATCCAGCGCTAACCTATCTAAGAAGGGGTGACTGTCAAAGGTCACCTTTTTATTTTGTTTGTAAAAGGAGTATATACACATGGAATTTAATGTTGCAAAAAAAATCGTTGAAATCAAATTTGATTATCGCTTAATGTTCAAGATTGACAAAGACATGGCTACTAAAGACGCGAATGGCCAGTCCGCGGGAAATGGTGTTGGTGCGCTATTTTTCAAAATTGTCAATCGTGACGACCAAGGGATTGTTGATTTGATTCAATATTGTGCAAGTAAAAAAGGTAAAGCAGTGTCTGAAGATGAAGCTTTAGCAGCTATTGAAGCACGATTTGAAAAATCGGAAAGTGATGATCCTCAGGAAGAACTATTTCAGGAAATTGAAGAAGAAATGGTGCAGTCAGGTTTTTTCAAGAAGAAGATTTTGAAATATATCGAAAACATGAAACTTGGACAAGAATTGGCACAAGCTCAAGTGGAAGCTGGGGATCAAACAGCAGAAGCTCAAGTCAAAGCAATTTCAGAAATTATTGGCAAGATGGAAAACGCGGTATCTTAACAGAGTGCGCTAAGCTTGGGCTTACTGATCAAGAAACCATTTTGTCTTGTAATAAGTGGGAGCTTGATGCAATTTTGGAAGGTCTTTACTACAAACAAATTGAAGAACGTGAAGCTCTTTCAGGTTTAGCTCTTGAACTGAGATATACTTTGAATGCAAAAAAAGTTGATGCGAAGAAACTCAGTAAAAAGAGAGACAAGGACAAAGTACGAAGAGTTTTCCATCCTGACAAAAAGAAAGAAATTAAAAACAAAAACGATTTTGTGGCATTGCTTGAAAAGGCAAGTCAGATGTTTGCAAACAGAAATTAGAAATAGAAGGAGGTGGATGCATGAGTTTTGATGGTTCTATTTACGCATATATTGGGGCAGATACTAAAGATTATGAAAAATCAATGAATGAAATTGTATCAAATACAAAAAAAGCGTTCGATGATGCGCAAAAAGCTGCGGTCAATAGTTCAAATCAAATGATTCAAAAAATAGGTCAATTGATGAATGAGCTCGCGACTTCAAATGCTTCAATCGGTCAAAAAATAGGCCAAGGATTCAAAGGTGGTCTGAATATCGCTCTTGGTGAAATCCAACGTATCGCATCCAACATTGGTCAACGATTGCCCGAACCCATACAAGCAGGTTTGGCAAAAGTAACACAAGCGTTCACTAGTTTAAATTCTAAAATTTCAAGTGCTTTATCTCCAATTTCAAATAAATTTTCACAATTGGGTAGCACAATAGGAAATGCCTTTAATTCTGCTTTAGGAAAAGTAAATAATTTTACAAATCAAGTTGGCAATTCTTTAGGCGGGAAGCTTATTGGGGAAATAAGCTCCCTATCTGGAAAAATTACAAGTGGGCTCGGTAACGCCTTTCAACAAGCGGGTAGTAAAGCCACTAATGCTTTGATGGGGATTGTGAATCACACAAATCAAGCGGCATCTGCTACAAGCAATCTTATCAAGACAGCTCTTGGTATTTCGGCAGCATACGCAGGATTCAACTTCATCAAGAATGCAATCGGTGGTGCGATCACTAAATCGGCAGATTTTGAAGCGCGTATGAGTAGCATTAAGGCTGTTACTGGTTCTAGTGCTGATGTCATGAAACAATTTCATGATGCGGCAATTAAAGCTGGTGCTGATACAGCATTTTCTGCAACTGAAGCAGCGGATGCCATTGAAGAATTGGCAAAAGCTGGGGTATCTACAAAGGATATCTTAAACGGTGGTTTGACTGGCGCATTGAACTTAGCCACTGCTGGGGAACTTGACCTGAAAGAAGCTGCAGAAATTGCTTCAACTGCGTTGAACGCCTTCAAACGCGACAATCTCAGTGTGGTAGATGCAGCGAACCAATTAGCGGGTGCTGCGAACGCTTCGGCGACAGATGTCCATGAATTGAAATACGGACTTTCTATGACTGCAGCTGTCGCTTCTGGACTAGGACTATCATTCAAAGATACAACGAATGCTCTTGCAGTATTTGCTCAGAATGGTCTAAAAGGTTCTGACGCAGGTACATCTCTAAAAACAATGTTGATGAACTTACAACCTCAAACTAAAGGACAATACCTTGCTATGAAAAGGTTAGGAATCATCACAGAAGATGGTGCGAATAGATTCTTTACTGCAGAGGGTAAAATCCGCTCATTCGCAGAGATTTCACAAGTTTTACAAGATAGTTTGGGTGGATTGACACAACAACAGCAACAACAAGCGCTTAAAACTTTGTTTGGTACCGATGCGGTTCGTGCTGCAACTATCGCAATGAATGAGGGCGCAGATGGTGCTAATAAAATGCAAGCAGAAATCAGTAAGGTTACTGCTGCACAGGTTGCCGCCGAAAAGCTCAACAACTTAAAAGGTGCTGTTGAAGGTTTAAGCGGGTCGTTTGAAACTTTACAAATTAAACTCGGAGAATCCGTCTTGCCACTTTTTACTACGATTGTAAAATATGTAGACAAATTGGTTGATAAATTCGGGCAATCCAAAGCGCTTCAAAATTTCACTGATGCAATGGCGAACATCAATCCAGTCTTAGACCATTTCTTGAATGGTACGAAGTTAGCTGATGGTGTCATGGATAAATTCAAAAGCACGATGTCATCAGCTGCACCTATTTTAAGCCTGGTCGGTGGGTTACTGTTTTTTGGTCCTGCTACCAAGAACTTGACAAAATTGACAGGTCTCTTAGGTGGTCTTGGTGGTAAAATTAGTAGCTTCGGCGGTGCTATGGGTGGTATGTTCAATAATGCTGCAGGATATATCGGAGCATTTTCTTCTAAAATCGGAGGCTTACCTGGTGTCTTGGGAAATGCTACATCTAGAGGTATTAGCATTCTTGGTATGATGTCGCAAGGAATCGGCTCGGTCATGAGTGTTGCGTTGGCAGCTATCGGTCCTGCTGCCATCCTTGGACTTGTAGTAGCTGGATTGGGGATTATTAACAACCAATTTGGCACTCAAATAGACCAGTTACTAAATATAGTAACGACTAAAGGACCTCAAATTATTCAAAATCTTGTATCAGGCATAACAAGTCAAATTCCTACTTTGATAGCATCAGGCGCAGATTTGATAGCAAAATTCGCCAGCGCTTTTGCAACTATGTTCCCTGTTTTGGTACAGGCTGGTGTTGATTTAATTGGTAGTTTGGTTCAAGGTGTAGGTCAAAATTCTACATCTCTAATTAGTTCAGCAGTTACTGTGATTGGAACATTTGTGCAGTCTATTGCTAGTGCGCTTCCACAGTTGCTTGGTATGGGTGTTGAATTGCTTGCAAACCTTGTCCAAGGTGTCCTAAACAATCTTCCACAGATTTTGCAATCAGCTCAACAGGCAGTAACTACATTCTTGAGTGGTCTTGGCCAACAAATGCCAAACATTATTCAGAATGGTATCCAAATTTTACAGAATCTTATTAACGGTATTATTCAATCATTACCAACGATTCTAAGTATCGCTGTTCAAGTGATCACTTCCTTTATCCAGGGAATTGTATCTAACTTACCTGCGATTATTAGCGGAGGCATACAGCTGATTGTATCTCTAGTTCAAGGAATCATTAATAATCTTCCACAGATTGCTCAATCTGCTGCCCAAATCATCGGCACATTAGTCACAGGGTTAGCAAGTTCAATTCCTCAACTCATACGTGGTGGCATTGAACTAGTTGCAAAACTAGTGGTCGGTTTAGTAGCTGGTTTGCCAAAAATTCTTGAAGCTGGGGCAAATATCATTTTTGAACTAGGTAAGGCGATGTTAACAGCTGTTCCTGAAGCAATCAGTGGAGTAGTTTCAGCTGTAGGAGATTTCTTCGGTGGTATGTGGGACTTCATTACTGGAAAGACAGACGAAGGAAGTGAAGCAGTCAAAGCCAAAACGACAGAAATGTCGGATCATGTATCTGCTAAAACGACAGAAATGTCAACGAATGCAACCTTGCAAGCACAAACTATGCAAACGAATCTTGGAATGTCGTTTGATTTAATGGGTGTTAGCACGGCTGGCACAATGGCAACGATGCAGACGAACGTTGATACAACGATGCAAAGCATGGCCGCGACTGCTGGAACAAACACTCAAGTTTTGGCTACTAATGTACAGACGGGAATGAGTCAAGCACAAACAAACGCTACTACGCAGGCGCAAGCTATGCAGGCAAATGTAGGTTCCAGTCTTGATACGTTAAGCGCAACAGCTGGTGCGACTATATCTACGCTCCAAAGCGTATCAAATACGGCTTTTCAAGGCGTGAACACAAGTGCTACAAGTTCTACTTCTCAAGCATCTGCAAATGTACGAGCAAACTACAACGCTATGCAGTCTGCTGCAGAAACGAATACCGCTGCAGTTCAATCAGCAACAGAAAACAATCTTGCAGCAGCAGAACGTGTGGCTCAAGAAAAGACTGCGAATATCGCGGAAAATATTACCCAAAATTTGAAGAACGCAGACTCAGCGGCTGCAAGCTCTATGGAATCTATTTCAAGAGCAATCACAGATGGATTGAATCAAATTGATTCATCTGCTTCGAACTCAGGTAGTAAGATTGCACAATCATTTACTGAAACATTTGACAAGGCTAAAAGCGTGGCACAAGAGGGAATGACCTCTCTTGTTGATTCTATGGAATCTGGAATGAGTAGAGCAATAGATATCTCATACAGTGCTGCTAGTTCTATTGGTTCAACTTTTAGCATACTATCCTCAACTTTAAACCTGGTTGGGCATAATGCTGGAATGGGCTTATATAACGGGCTTTCAGGTATGGCAGGCAGTCTTTACTCACTCGCGTATTCAATCGCATCCAACATCGCACGGACAATGCGTTCAGCATTGGATATTCATTCACCTTCCCGTGTAATGAAATCTATTGGTGGATTCACAGGTGAGGGGATGTATAATGGTATGTCTGATTGGGTTCGCAAAATCAACGGCGTGGCAAAACAATATGCTACTGCAATTACTGATCAGCGATACGGAGTAGATAGCTTGATTACTACATCGGCTAGTGTGAATAATACCGGTCTGAAAACAAGCTTAGAAAATCTAAGCGATGATGTGAAGAATTCCCAATTATCAAATACTAAATTTGAAATCCATAACGAAATTGTGGGGGACAAGATTTACACGTCTGTTAAAGAGCGAGAAGCGCGTGATCGTATCAAAGATGATTACTTTGTCTACGAATAGAAAGGCTACGAAATGGATTTACTGATTACACATGCTAACGCTGAGACTAAATTGTCACAACTAGGCATTTATAACATTAAGATTAATGATAGTACGCCTTCTATTGAGGTGGACAGGCGTACAGTCAAGGGACGTAGCGGGTATATCCACGACGGGATTACCCTGCGTCAAAAAACAATTAAAGTTTCTGGAAGGCTGGCAGTTGCTAGCCTTTCGGCTTTTATGGAAAAGCAAGATGAACTTGCAGGCTGGTTGTACGGTGATGAGCCTTATTTCGTTACGAAAATGCACCCAGTACAAGATGACTTGTACGGGTTTGAATTGCCAGGAGCAAAAAAGGGCGATTTGAACCTTTTGGAAATCCCGCATACGCCTTGGAAATATCGATATAAGGTGCATATTGGAAATGAAATTGATTATAGTTTTATTGGTAAATCAGCAGCAGGTTTGAAATATAACATTTCTTTTGAACTGGTGACTGCCGAATTGCCATTTGGCGAAACTGCTCCTCGAGACATTGTTTTATCTGGTGGAGTCATTCCGTACAAGGGCACGGCAGCTCTTAGTCAGTTAGAGGTGCCTTATGTGATCGAATTGACTGCAAGCGCTAGTCAAACAAACTTCTTTTTGGAAATTGACGGAAGGCGCTGGATCTACAATCATGCTTCGACACCAATAAAAGAAGGCGATAAATTACGCTTATCTGGTGTTGAAAACGTGATTTATAAAGGTATGGCATTGCCAGATTTTAACATCAACGTTCGAACGAATTATGAATATTTTGTCATTCGGCCAAATCTGCAGAAACAAGTACGCTATTCTACGGATTTTAGGGGGACAATCAAAATTTTAGGCTTTAAAGAGCTGTATAAGTAAGGGGGTGATAGATTGATTACATTTATTGATGAAAAAGGCACAGAACACAGTGCTTTAGTCGCTTACTCTGTGACTAATGCGGTCAACGGTGAATTGTCTGTAAAAGGCACAATCTACACCAACGATAAGGTCTTGCACGGCATAGATCGTGGCTGGCGTTTTCGCTTAGACGATGAATATTATCGTGTTATTTATGCAAGACCTAATGACACAGGACGACAGATTGAAGTTGAATTTGACGCAGTACATCAATTCTTCTATGACATGTCAAAATCCGTCCTTTATAAAACCCTAGATGGTTCAAAGCCACTTAAAACCTATTTAGACGCAATCTTCTCAAACAGTGGCTATACCTATAGCTTGGAGGAATCTGCCGGTTCCATCCGTAAAGAGAATTTTGGGAATCAGTCTCGGTTATCGCTCTTTAATGACATTATCAAAGCAACTGGTCTTGAATTTTCCGTTCGCGGACATGTCGTCCGCATCCTAAAGCGGATAGGAACAGATTTGTCTGCCATCGTTCGTAAAGATTTTAATATGAACGAGTTGAAAATCGAAAAGAATATCAACAGTTTCGTGACCTATCAGAGAGGCCTTGGGGCTTGGAAAGACGATGAGGATCATTCAAAAGGTCGCTATGAATCTGAGTACGAAAGCCCGCTAGCGAAAATCTATGGACGAATTGAAGCAGAACCTGTAGTAGATGAACGCTATAAAGAAACAGGCAAGCTCTTAGAACGATTAAAAGAGAACGTGGACAAATCTTATAAGATTTCTGTTGAAATCGATATGGAAGACCTATCACGCGCTGGTTATCGAATTAGCCGTCCGAGTCCGGGTGACTACATTATGGCTATTAACGAAACGTTAGGATTTCGTCAAAAGGTTCGTATTGTATCGTTTACTAGTGAATATGATGTAGGTGGCAATCTAATTAGTCGCAAAGTCGTCTGCAATGATATCGGTTCTGTCCAACGAAGAGCGAGTGAAATGAGCACCCTTGCCCGTTCGGTTCATGACGTTGCCGCAGAAAATGCCAAGGCTATTGCTACAGCCACTAGGGCGCTTGTTTCTGCTGATGGAAAAAACACAAACTACTTTGGAGATGTAAAGCCCTTAGATGTGCCAAAAGGGACATTGAGAAAAGGCGATCGGCTCTTCCTGACTGTTGGTGACGAAACAGAACTTTATTTTTGGACTGGGTCGGAATGGGTTATCGAACCTACGAGATTTGATAAAGAAAAATTCAATGTAGAATTCGACAAGAAAGCTGAAACTATAAACGAAAGTATACAGCAAGCTGAGAGTGAAGCTGCCACTGCTTTAGCCACAGCGGGAGCAAACACTTTACTTATAAAGGAAACTCAGAAGATTAGCGAGCAAACGAAAAAACAATTGGATTTACAATTTGCTGACTACAAACAATCTGTAGATGGTAGATTCGCAAGCATGAGCACCCGTCTAGACAGCAAGGTTAATCTTATAGATTTTCAGCGAGTTCGAGAAACCAGTCAGCTATACGAGCGCATTATCGGTAGCAACGAGAATGACATTTCGAATAAGGTAGCTCGCATGGCTCTGACTAGCCAGCTATTTCAGGTTGAAGTCAGTAAAATGGTAGATGTTCATGAAAATCTATACATATCATCAAAATCAGAGAAAGGTTTTTTGACCTTTGAAGGCGGTATTGCTGGAGCTGACCACAAAAAAAAAGAAATTGTTTCGGACCTGATTGCCGTCACACCTAAATCAAAGATGGTCTTTCAACACTGGGTAACCGTTCCGTCAAATGATCCAGACGGAAGAGCGTGGTTCGTATGGCAATTTTTCGACGGATACAAGAAAAAGGTATATGAACGCTTTTCTGGAGAAAATGCCTACAAAATTGTTTCAGGTAAGCAGCATAATGTGAACTTAATTACGGTTCCAGAAAAGGCTCGTTTCGTGAAAATATCTGCTCGTATGTACGATGATGGGTTAATTAAAATTGAACGTGGATCAATTGCGTCAAATTACACTCAAGCGCCAAACGACACATTAGAAGCCGTTCGCACAGTTCAAACTCAACTTACTGGATCATGGGCGGTTCAGAACATTAATAGCGCAGGTGATTTGATTTCGGGTCTCAATCTTGGCGCTAACGGTCATAATCGACTTGATGGGAAATTAACCCACATCACAGGACAGACCTTGATTGATAACGCCGTTATAAAATCCGCTATGATTGAGAGCGTTCTGGCTGATAAAATCACAACTGGCACACTAAATGCCGCGAATGTAAATATCATCAACCTAAATGCAAATAAGATTGTCGGATTGGATGCGACCTTCCTGCGAGGGAAGATTGAAAATGCAATCATTGATTGGCTCAAAGGTAAAACAATAGCCAGCCAAAATGGATCAACAACCCTTAATCTCCAAACAGGAGTTTTTACACTCGACAATGAGGATTCCTCAATTACGTTTAGTCAAAGCTCCGACAACACTGCGACTACATTTAGTAAGAATGGAGTTCATTTTTTAAAAAATAGAAAAATTATAGCCAGCATTGGACAATCTGCTTTTTCTTCTATTAATGACAACAAGCATAAATCTGGCTTTAGTATTACTTTACCTAACGACCAAGGTATAAGTTTTTTTGGCTACGATAGCAGTCCATTCTGTGAAATAAATCCGTATGAAAAAAGTTTATCAATACAATCTGGATTCTCTTTACTGATTGGGATAAAGACTTCGCAAAGTGTTTCTTTAGAACATATTTTTGGGACTCAAAACGATGTAAATTTTTCTGGTTTCAGAGCAAAAGGGACACGTCGTCAAGAATTACGATTTTACGCAGACGGACGTATAGAAATCACAAGAGGATAAAATAAATGCAATTAAAACTACAAAATAAAGACTTGCTGATGATTAAGTGTATTTTGGAGAAACTACATATCCAAAACATGAAGGTTAATCGAGGGAAAGTCAAGTTTTACAAACATATTCTTACAAAAATTGAAGAATACTACCAAGACGAACAAGAAATTTTGAAAAAAGTTGCTATTATCAATGATGAAGGCTCTTTTGCGACAGACGAAAATGGCAATATTCAATTGCAGGATGGCGAGTCTTACGAAAATGTAAATCACCAATTGAATGAACTCGCACAAGAAAAAGTTGTTCTTCACGCAGGCGAATATGAAGAGCAATATAAGACGTTCTTTGCTTGGTTAACCGAATGTGAAGAAGATTTAACTATGGATGAATCTATCCTGGTCGATGAATTGTTAGAGCAATTTGAAAAACAAACAAAAAAGGAGGAAGATGATGGAATTTCAGCTGGTTAACAAATATCTGAGAGAGCCAGGAAAAACCTTCGTGGCTATTCGATGTCAGAACCCTTACACAGCTTACGACCGAGTTCTGGACGGTGACTTGATTGCCGAAAGTGACGAAAGTTTGATTGAAGCGGTAAAGAAAGTTGTCATCGCAGAGCTAGATCCAGCAGGAGCGATTGCGAGTATGCAGCAAAAGGTCGAAAACACCTCTCAAAAGACTGACGAGAATAAAGAGGCCGTAACACGTATTGGGAAGTTGACGAATGTAATGATTTTGATGGCCGTGTCAACAGACGGGGGCATGCGACAAGACTTGTACAACGAGATAGCAAGCCTTCTCCCGTCTTTGACAGATGGGGCGCGGTACACTAACGGCGATATCGTTGTCGCACCGTATCCGTATGACACTAACCCCAAATATCCTCAAGGTACGCCAGTCATTTTAAGATTTTTGGACAACTGGTCGCACAAAGGCCAGTCTTTGCAAGAGATGTTGCAGAAAGGAGCTTGTGCGACGATTATGCCTAAATTAGAGTAGAGGTGGTGAAATGTGAATCATTTAATAGACTTTGTGGATAAGATAACGCCTATCCTAGTTGTGATCATTCCTAGTTATTTTAGTTACAGGAGTAATCAAAATAGTAAGGAAACCGACAGGCGAATAGAGTCTCTATCGCAGGACCTGGGCGATCTAAAGGAATCTGTCGAAGCCGTTAAAAACAATGGGAACGACATCAAACAGAGCTTGTCCTTAGTTAAAATAGGCCTGCAGCGCTTGCAGCGTTTTAGGCTGCAAGAAAATCTAAAAAAAGCTTTGAGGCGTGGCCAGACAACCCAGCATGAACTGGAAGAACTGACGCGCCTTTATGAAAGTTATGTCGAACTTGGTGGAAATGGAGCCATCAAGGTACTGTATGAAAAATTTCTAGCATTGGAAATTGTGGAGGAAAATACAAATGCAACAAATTACTGAAATCATCACAAATGGAGCAATCAGCATCCTTGTTATTTTGGCTGGTATCGCAGTTAAGGCGGTCAAAGACTACCTGGTTCAAAAAGGTGGAGAAAAGACCGTCAAAATTGTTGAAATCTTGGCAAAAAACGCAGTCAACGCTGTTGAGCAGGTCGCCTCTGAGACAGGCTATAAAGGTGAAGAAAAGCTGGAGCAAGCCCGCGCTAAAATCCGTGCTGAGCTTACCAAATATAATATCAGCATGACCGACCGCGACCTTGACACATTTGTCGAGTCAGCAGTGAAGCAGATGAATGATGCATGGAAAGGAAAATAAACAAGTGAAAAAAAATGACTTATTCATCGACGTATCTAGCCACAATGGATACGATATTACAGGTATTTTGGAGGATATGGGTACACAGAATACTATTATCAAAGTTTCTGAAAGTACAAATTACCTAAACCCTTGCCTGACTGCTCAAGTTGAGCAATCCAATCCTGTTGGATTCTATCATTTTGCTTGGTTTGGTGGTGACATTGAAGAAGCTGAGCGAGAGGCACGCTACTTCCTTGATAATGTGCCCCAAAAAGTAAAATACTTGTGTCTTGACTACGAAGATCACGCTAGCGGAGATAAACAAGCAAATACAGATGCTTGTATTCGCTTCATGGAAATCCTCAAAGAAAATGGCTACGAGCCAATCTATTACAGCTACAAGCCATTCACGCTTAATAATATTTATTATGAGCAGATTCTTGCGAAATTTCCAAACAGTCTTTGGATTGCTGGGTATGGTTTAAACGATGGTAACGCTGACTTTGAATATTTCCCAAGTATGGACGGAATCCGTTGGTGGCAATACTCTTCAAATCCGTACGACAAGAACATTGTTTTACTAGATGACGAACCAGAAAAAGAACCTAAGACAGCTGGAACATGGAAACAGGACTCTAAGGGTTGGTGGTTCAAGCGTCTTAACGGTTCATATCCCTATAATAAATGGGAAAAAATCGATCATGTATGGTACTATTTCAATAACGAAGGGTATTGCTTAACGTCTCAATGGGTTAAAGATGACGGTAAATGGTACTACCTCAAAGAAAACGGCGCAATGGGCATTGGCTGGGTGTTTGTGAATGGTAAATGGTACTATCTTGATGCTTCAGGAGCAATGGTCACTGGCTGGGTTCAATACAAGGACAAATTATACCATCTCAAAGAAGAGAACGGCGAAATGTCCTCAAAAGAACTTGTTAAAGTTGAAGGTGGATGGTACTACGTCAACGAAGATGGCAGTCGTTCAGATAAACCGGCGCTTGATGTATTACCTGATGGACTAATTGTTACTACAAAATAAAGAAAGGAGAATTTTCTTCTTAACGACCCGCAAGCTCAGGTTTGCGGGCTTTTTTTGTTTTATAAGGGGCAAAAAAGGGGCAAAAATGTCGTAAATGTCTGTAAAACGATGTAAAAAGTCAACTTTGCTCTCGCTTTAAAGCTCTAAATTTCAACGTATTGTGAAACAGTGTAAATTATCGTATCGCCTATAACTGTTGTGTGCTCTTTTTTCGTGCTTTTTTCGAATAAATAAGATAAAATAGCCTAGAATAAATGATAATAGAAAAGAGTATAATATGAAAATTCGTGGTTTTGAATTGGTTTCGAGTTTTACAGATGAAAATTTGCTACCTAAGCGTGAGACAGCCCATGCAGCTGGTTATGATTTAAAGGTTGCGGAACGCACTGTGATTGCTCCAGGAGAGATTGTTCTCGTCCCAACAGGAGTCAAGGCTTATATGCAGCCAACAGAAGTTCTCTATCTTTATGACCGTTCATCAAACCCTCGTAAGAAGGGCTTGGTCTTGATTAACTCAGTTGGGGTCATTGATGGGGATTATTATGGAAATCCTGGAAATGAGGGACATATCTTTGCGCAGATGAAAAACATTACTGATCAGGAAGTGGTTCTTGAAGTTGGGGAACGTGTGGTTCAGGCTGTCTTTGCACCATTTTTAATCGCAGACGGAGATGAGGCAGACGGCGTGCGAACTGGTGGATTTGGATCAACAGGGCACTAATATGAAGATTATCTTTGTACGTCATGGGGAACCAGATTACCGTGAGTTAGAGGAACGTTCTTATACAGGTTTTGGGATGGATTTGGCCCCCTTATCTGAGAAGGGACGACAACAAGCTCAGGAACTTTGCCAAAATCCCTTACTACAATCAGCTAACTTACTAGTGACTTCAGCAGTAACGAGAGCTTTAGAAACAGCTTTTTATGTTTCTTGTGCTACTGGCCTCCCTTTGAGGGTGGAGCCTTTGTTACACGAATGGCAGGTTTATGAAAGTGGTATAGAGAATTTTGAAAGAGCTAGATGTCTGTTTTTAGAAAGCAAGGGGGAGTTGCTTCCTAATAGTTCTATTCAATATGAGACAGCTGCGGAGATGAAGTCTCGTTTTCTAGAATGCATGAC